CCTGTGATGTTTATAAACACACTCTTTGTGCCATCGTCATAAAACACCATTGCAATTAAATCTTTTAGATCTTCATCCATGGGTGGATCCATTAATTTCCTATAATATATATATTACTAACCGCAGACCGCTTTTCGGGGTGTGGGTAGTATAGTACCGCAAAAAAAGAGTCGGCTCTAGCGGACAAAAGCCTAGGGTTTCTGCCGATACAAAGCCATGAGTCCTGTCATTGTGCTAGGAAACCCAACAGTAATTTTAAAAAAGTCAGTCGGATGGTATGGATTGTTGCAGCTTATACCTCATATCACTTGCACATTAGAAGCAATCTAATCTACGAACCCCATGACCCGTGTGCGTAAAGCTAAACCTACGTCTATTATATGGGAGATCTTACTTAACTTCTGCTACTGGCTCAGCACTCCAAGCAATAGTCATCTTGGTATCTGCTTTAACATCAGCTTGGATCTTATCACCAAATGTACCTGACAATAACTTACTGCTCATCCACCTGGCATGATGCAATCGTTCTCTATTCCATTGCACCTTCTGTGGTTCAACATCAGTTTGTAACAACTCAAGCATCTCATCAAGATAACTCCATGCTCCAAGCTGCCTTGCATCCATGACTTGTTTTTTAATATCTTCATCATCCTTCATCCACGAGTAAACACTTGTGACTGAGGGCATATCCTTATCCTTGCAGATCTTCGAGAGTGGATCTCCCTTCTGCAATCTTTCGATAATGCTCGATAGTTTCTCTTTTAACATTTTTAAGATTCAATATTGATTTGTATTTACCTTGTGCTGTCGTAGCTCCCTTAGACAAGCCACCATGCATACGACATCTTCCATTTTCTAAAGCCTTAGCTTGACAGGGGAGTCCAGTTGAACGTGCATAAGCACCGCAGATCTGTTTCTTGGAAGGTCTACCAACCATAATGGCTTGTCATTTACAAAGAAGGAAAATCATTACGCATAATATACCTAATGATAATTAAATCTTTATGTGATTTTGTCGATCATGTCTAGTAGTTTTTTATCGTATGCAATTAAATATTTTATGAAGATTACAGTCTCTAAATATTTTTCTTTTACAGTGTGTCGATGCATCTTTAATTTTTTAGCAAGATGTGTGTAAGGTACTTTCATTGCTCTCGACCACATCAGTTTTCTATCCAATGGGGTTAGCAACGGATTAATATTGAATAAAACAAACTCATATCGTGCAATTTGTTTAGCTGATGCAACAATTTTAGGCTCTCTTTTCTTCCAAGCAGCATGATCTGATGCGTCATGCACAATGTTAAACTGCATAGCACTTGCACCTTTACGATACGCAGATGGTAGTTTTTTGTCAGTTTCTATGGCTTCTGCAAATAAATCTACGATACCAGCTGCGGAAATTGTTTTAACCAATCATCTCTCCTCTCGTGTGTTTCATCCATCACCTCACGCCAAAACTGAGCTTTTTTATCAGATGATAAGTTGTTTAAAAATGTTGTGAGCTTGTCTCTTTGTTTTTTCGGAATACGATTCTTTTTGGAGCTTTCTTTTACAGCTGACTTGTAGAGTAGATTAGATTGTCTACTTACCCCCCTTAATATATCTTTAACAGCATCTCCCTGTCTGTCACTATGTCTAGATATATCTATCTTAGATATATCTATAGATTTAGATATAATAGGTTTTTTAATATATACACTTCCTGGCACATCTGACGTAATCAAATAGTTAGGCCTATAAGCACACGATGATTGCAGTCTCTTTGACACTATGAACTTCTTATCTCTAAGCTCATTTAAACAGCGTATGATCGTTCTACGTGAGAAGTTTAGATCCTTTGCAATGGTTGAGTGTCTAGGATAGCACTTGCCGTATTTGACATAGAAGCGTTCCAAATACAGGTACACAATCTTTGCGTTACTACTCAGATCTTCTTTGATAAACTTGTCCAGGCTACTCATTGTGCAAAGACCAATCTCCATAACCAAGAACGTATAATAGAAACAACTGTGAATATTAGAGATATGCCAATTGTGTCACTTATGCTTGGGTATAATCCAAACAAAGGAAATACATACACCTGAATTAAAATAGCCAACAAAAAACCACTACCAACGTCTATGCAGCTGTGTTTTAAACTATTCATACACCACACATACCTTCACACTCATTTTCAAACATGTTTAATTGAGGATCTTTTTTCTCAAAATCAATCTCATCAATGGGTTTGCAAGATGAATGCAAAAACACCTCATCTTCTGGTTTTTTTGTTGCGTGTCGAATTGATTTATCAAGCTCAACAACTTCATCCCATTCAGATTTATTTTGTTTAACATGCAGCCATTCTTCGTTGCTATGAAACGGACAAAAAGTACACGCAGATCGTGGGGGCTTTGGATAGTTATTATCCTCCATCCAATTAATGCAGTCTTGCCTACGCATTTTTAAATCAACTAATGGATATTGGTTTTTAATATATTTAATTTGATTGGTACGCATACGACTCACCTCGTCATACGAAATGCCCATAACCATTTCAACTTCAGTACCTTTTTTGACATGCTGATACCTTTTAAGACCAAGCAATTCTCTAACTTTTTTATTTACTGGAATTATTTTGTAATCAGCGGTGCATTGCCTACGCAATAAACCTTTTTTACCAGTCTCGGCATTCACTGTATAAACTGGTATGGTTACATATTTGTACTTGCCATTAACTGCGTCAACTGTGTCTTGCCTTAAATTACCACGACTGACAATGTGTAAAGGAAAAGATAATTGTGTTTTTAACCACTCAAGCCACTCCATAACTGCTTTAGGCTCACTTTTGGTGTCTGCAAAAATAGCTGCGTCAGGTTTATCAATCAAACCTTTTTCCATCATCAATGCTACTGTGCTACTTTGAACACCAGCTCCAAGACTAAGTATTCTAAGATCAGTCAAACACACACTCCACTTCTATGCAGATTAATTCTAACTGATACCTAGCAATTGATATTTCTGACCACATCGTATCTAACGTGCTGTGCAGATATGCCAAATACGCACATCCCCAAACAATACCAGCAAGGATGACAATCCCAATGGTGACGCAATAAAAAAAATGTATGTTCATGGCAGCTCCTTGATGTCGTTTAAGTGTTCAACAGGCACTCCGTAAAACATTGGCCTGTTATGATTTTGTCGTTCAAACTGTTTTAATTTGCCTTCTTTAGCAAACACCCAACCCACAACCTCGTACCTCAAATGGGAATGCGTAAGCACAAGGATGTGGATCAGCTCTGGGGGAGAGTCTGGTTTAATGACTAAAAAATTAGTCTCTTTGTAGTTGTCAATGGTGTGATGGTCTTGTGACTTGATCTCTAGATTACCAAGATCAGGTCTGCTAAATGTATTGATAGCACCATCCCAATATAGATTTAAACATTTGCCTACGGCAAGCTCAGCAACGGAAGATATAACAGACGTGCCAACATCATTGCGTGGTGTCCATACGCTGCCATAACGATCTTTGTGTCCTAATCGTAACGACTCAACCTTCCTACGAAAGCCAACATGACCAGCCATTTCATATTCATGCCAGGTTAGATTAACTAGCATTGGCTTTGTCCTTCCAATACGCAACCTCACGTTTTAAATCATCTACTTGTGTTTCAAGTAAATGCAGCTTGCGTTTCTCAGATAATGGTTTGGCTTTGACTACATAGTCTTGAACCTTACGAGCAAAACGACCTGTGTTGTCGTGTTTAATTTCACAATGACCGCACACATAACGTCTTTCATTTTTGTGGCTATACAATGCAATATTACAATGCTTGCACGTTCCTTGATTGTGCAAATATTTTATATCACCAGCCATACTCATCTTGTGGATCCATCAATTACCTCACTCGTTAATAGTGTTATTTTTTGACACCAATCTTTAGGAATAGTTATGGCACGGCCAGTTGTGCCGTCTGAACAAAAGTCAGCTGACATGGTGTACCACTTTTCTGTTTCGTTAATCAGCCAACCCACAGACTGCACAGGTTCTGCCTTTGACTGTTTCATTTTCTTGAGATCATGCCATCCAGTGTCACTGTCCATAGCATCAAGCCAGTTAATCTTGACCAGTTTGTATTGTTCAAGATTAAATTTCTTCGGCATCTCTTATAGCTTTTCCGATTTGATATGCAATTTGTGGTACGATTGCATTGCCTAATCCTTTAAGTCTGTCCACCCTACGGGGTATCCCATGAGCCACTCGACCCACATTGGGTTCAAACTCCCAGTTGTTGGTTCGTAATCTGCAACAGCTTTCCTCAAGGTCTTGTCTCCGAAATTGCTTTCCTTCCAATTTTTCGGATTGCCACTGTCTTTGTAATCCCTCTGTCTTGGTGTCGGCCACATCCATTTCTTCATTCTTGGTGGTCTTAATGTTACTCCGTTCATCATTGCTTGTGCTTCTTGTTCTGTAATCTCTTTTTTCTCTACTTTTTTCCTCATCATCATTGTCTGGCCCATTGATGCGTGTCCGTAACCCTTCGTTGTCGGTGTAGGCCACATTTGTGTTGTCCACTCCGCTGATTGCACCATCGTCATTTCGTTGTCGTATTTCAATGTTTTCAAATGTGGTTTGATTTTGTTCCAATCCTCTATTGACGGATGACTGAACCCCTTGCTGTCCGTTCTGAACCAATGTTCTATCGTGGTTTTCTTGATGTCTGTTTTGAGTGTCAATTCCTTGATGGATGTATTCTCTCTCAGATACTTCACAAACTCCTGTTGTGTTGGCAGTTGTGGTCTGATTATTATTTCGTGATCCTTGTATTGATCCATTAGTGACGGATCTTGTTTGATTTCCTCCATCATTATTTGATCTGCCAATGTTTTCTGTATTAACTCTCCCGATGCTCGATGTGTTTTCCCTTGCATCAACTTCGTTGCGTGTTTTAACGCATCCTCTTTGGTGTCCATTGTTGTTGGAGTACGCCACAATCCATGTTCTGTATCGTTGGTGGGGAGCGTTGACTGCTGAAGCTGGTATAATAAACGATTGGACTTCGTAACCTTGGCTTTCCAAGTCAAGGTACACTTGTTCGAGTACCATGCCGTCTGAGATGCTAACAATATTTCTGACATTTTCCCCAATGACCCAGGTAGGTTTTGTTTGTCTAATAACTCTAAACATTTCTGGCCACAGATGTCTGTCGTCTTGTACGGCTTGTTGCTTACCTGCAACCGAGAAGGGCTGACAAGGGAATCCACCAACAACGACATCTGCTTCAACGCCTTGGTATGTGTTGTAGGTTTTGATGTCGTCATGTATTGGCACTCCAGGAAAGTTCTTGGCCAATATTTGTTGACACCACTTTTCGTTCTCGACAAATTGTACTGTCTTGAAATAACCCGTGCTTTCTAGCCCTAGTGCAAAACCACCAATGCCTGAAAATAAATCTATAACTTTGAGCATCCATTTTTATCCCTATACATGTTTATAAAATCATTAGCCGTGACAGCTTTGTTAGTTCGATCTTCGATTTGAATTAAAATATCTGGTCTTGGAAAACGAATCCCTTTGCAATATCTCATTGCTTCATTGGCATGTTTAAGCCCCAATAAATCAGCTAAACCCTGATAACTTAGCTTTGTGAGTGTTCTATATTCCTTCAATTGCATAATAGATTCAAATTGATAGTAGTTTTTACTGTCCGTCAAACGAACAGATTGACAACTTAGGTAGAACATTTATATTTAACCACTTAGGATCAATATGGCTAAAATCAGCAACCCATTTACAGGTAACATGTCAGTGAAGGATGTTTTGTTTCGTAACAAAATAAATCAAACTGAATTGTGTCAAAAACTTGGCTTTAGTCGTGAGGCATTTAGCAAGGTAGTTAATGGACATCGTGATCTCTCAGTACACAAAGCAAAGGCTATTGCTGAATTGTATGATTTAGATTGGAGAGATTTTTATGAGACACCATCTGATCGTTACAAACAAATTGATGGTATAGTTACAAATCTTATTGTTGAAAAAGCTAAAGAAAATATTTTTAAAGTAGCACCTAAAGAGTGGCACAATAACTCACTTTTTTATATGATTTCATATAAATATGGTCAATGGGATGAGTATGTTTATGTGTTTGAAAAACGCACACATGAATTTAATCCGCAGCTTTTAGATGAAGGTTTTGCTCTCTATACATTTAAAGATGGTTTGCAAGTTGTAGGTGAATTTAATGGATATGATGATCCTAATGGTCAAAGTATTTGTATCTACAATGCTGAAACGCACACTTGGCATAGTTACAAAACAAACAAAGTGCGTCATATCCAAATGGCTAAAGCTTTACTGACACCCAATAAAAAATAATACCATTTTCGAATCGTAGTAGTTGTTGCCGTTTTTCAGTAGCAATATATATGATTAAAAACTATTAGTAAAAAAAACTACGTTTATTATTACAAAAAAACTTGTCTTAAAGTAGCCTATATGTTTCTATCATGTTTAAGAAACAAAGTAGGAAATTTAATGCAACTAAAAAGCCAACAATTACTAAAGAATCAATCAGATTTTGACAAACTTGTTCAACAAGGTGATTCGGTTCATTACACAGCTTTTAATTTTGATCATCATAGTTGGAGCCAATTAAATATTGCATCAGATGGGCATTGGGCATGGAAATATTTTAAAGTTGATCAAGATATTAGAAGGCAATTTAAGTTTGAAGCCAAACCAAGACTAGGTGTAGCTGTTGGTGGCGGTGTAGCTTTGGTATTTGCTGATCGTTTATGGACTAACAATTCAAAATATATAGATATTGATAAATTATCATTCAGACAATTTTTACTGTATGTGCAAGTTGAGCTTAATAAATACAAGCCTATGTTTGATGAAAAAGAAGAAGCTCAACATGAATATCATAAAAAAATAGCAAATCGAATAGCATACAATTTATACAAAGCTATAAAAAGTTTAGCAATGAAAGGGCTAGTTGAGTCAGAAGCTAATCGTTATGTAAACCTTGGCACTGACATTGATGTGTTAGGTCGTACTGATTTAGAAAACGAAACTATGGTTGTAGAAATTAAAATTTTACCACCAAGACGAGGCAAATTAAAAAAAGATGGCACTTATGGATTTAGCACACAGTCTATAAAACAACCAAAACTAGACCATGCACGCCAGGTTTCTGGTTATTATGCAATGTGCAATAAAAAAAGACCATTTCTAGTTTATGCAAATGAAAAAGAATACACAATATTTGATCCAAGTAATTGTGACACACTGACAGAAGCTGCAATGCTTGATCATTTAAAGTTTTACAAAAGCAAAGCCAAACAAAGAGAAAATTTATTAAAACAGTCAGAAGGTGACGTTAATAAATTATTGTCTATGACAGATCCACAGTGGGATCATCCGTTTTATTGGAACATTGGTGATGAATTTGTAGAACAAGCAAAAATAGATTTTAACAAAGCATTGGAGAATTAAAGGAGGATCCACAAATCTTATGACTAAGAAAAAAGAAAGCAGTGTTTGGGCAAATTTGTCTAAGGTTAACTGTAACAAACATGTGAAGGGCAAGAATGGTTTAAACTATTTATCCTGGGCGTGGGCATACGGAATATTAATGGAACATTATCCTGATGCTACATACGAATTCAAAGAGTGGGAAGGTGCTGATGTATTGTATTACAAAAATGGCACAGGATCTGTGCATTGTTCCATAACCATAGAAGGCAAAACAAAAACAATGTGGTTGGCAGTTATGGATTACAAGAACGCAGCTGTTGTTAATCCATCAGCAGTACAGATTGCTAATTCTAAAATGAGATGTTTAACAAAGTGCATGGCTATGTTCGGACTAGGCCATTACATATATGCAAATGAAGATTTGCCACAAGATTTATCAGTTGATGCTGATAAAGACAAAGAAGCTGAAATATATGAATTATTTAATAATGCTTCACAACTAACCAACCTTGAATCAATTGTAAAAAAGAAACCTTACAATACTTGGATTAATTCTATTAAGACAACAGATGAGCCAATGTATTTTAGAGTGCATGAACAATATGATTTAAGAAAAAAAACACTAACGGAAGGAATAAAATCTAATGGACAATGAACGCATTGCAACAGTCAAGTTGTACCCAGCTGACGCAAGTAAATTTAAACAAAATCCGCCAGCTTATACGGGGCCAGCAACGGTCAATGGTGATAAAAACTATAGAGCTTCTGCATGGAAACAAGAAGATAGTAAAGGCAACATGCATTTATCTGTATCAGTGCAAAAGCACACACCAAAGTCAGATGGTTATAAATCAAATGATAACAATGACACACCATTTGATAACCAATTCTAACATAAAGGAACACGAGTCTAGGTACATCCTTGTGCCTAGGCCAAGTTTAGGCAATGACAGATATATTAAAAGAGGCAGAAAAAATATTTATGCAAAGGCACAAGCAATATGGAGATTTTGTACCAAGATTTAGGAAAACTGCTTTGCTGTATTCTGCTTTGCTTGGCATCAAAGTCGTTGGCAGCACATTGTGTAAACTTATTATTTTAGAAAAGATCAGCAGATCAGATCATACTTATTTAAAAGATAACTGGTTGGACATTATTAATTACTCACTAATGGGTGAGATACTTCAAAAACTTGAAGATCGAGAAAAGAACGAAAAGGTGAAACCAATCAAATGACAAGCACACAAAAAAGAACTTTAGATTTCATAAAAGAGTTTTGGAGTGACCATGGGTTTAGTCCGAGCTTCCAAGAAATATCTAATCACATGCAGTGGAAATCAAAAAGCACAGCACACATGATGATCAAACGATTGTCAGAACGCAATGAGATTTCATACATACCAGCTAAAGCTAGATCAATTAAATTAGTATGAGAATAAAAATACCAAACCGTATGAAGTCAGTAGCCACTAGGCTTAACGTCAATGATAAACGTGTCATAAGTTTGTTGGATTATCAAGAAACAGAAGTTGGATTAAAAATAATTGGATCCTGGATTAAATTAAAAAAAGAAGAAACAGAACTTGGTCGTGAACTAACAGCATCAGGCAAGCTCGTATCATTGTTGTTGCAGTATGGTTGTCCAATGAAGGACATAGCAGATACTTTAACTAAAGATAGTTATTGTGGTGCTGTTATTAATTATGTAGATAAAAATGTAGTTGATATTTTATGTGGCAACCAACCGGAAAAAACACCTAAGCTCAATACAGATCCATACAAGATTAAGCAGTCGTGAGAGACAATCAATTAAGATGTGACTGTTGCAACAGGTTATTTGATGCAATAGTGCAACATAAATCTTTTGTATGGGAATACGATGAAAATGGTATGGAACGCATTTTTTGTGTGACTTGCACGAAAAAAAACGCACAGAGAAGCTCAAATATGGAAAGATTTAAGAGGAGCCTACCCGTAAGACCCCCCCAAATTATAGTAAAAGTGGCTTAATAACTGAAAGCAAAATTACTTGCACTTGATATGTCACGCACAAGTTTCTGCCTATCTTTGCGTGGGTAAATCAAATGACCATATACAGTTTCAGTAAATGTATATGATGCATGACCAAGCATTGTAGATATTTCTATTGTACTAACTTCTTTGCCTTGGAACTTAGCAAGATCAATAAGACTAGACGCATAGTAGTGTCTTAAACAATGAATAGATCCTTTAAAATGTACACCAGCTGCTTTCTTATATTTATCAAACTTATTCCAAATGTGTTGTCTTGAGTGAGGTGTATTGGCAGCACTTGGAAATATCAAATCTGTTTTGACACCTTTAACCTGGCTGTTATGTCCTATAGTTGGCACAACATCCATCTGTGATCTTAAATTTAATAACTCATTTTTAAGATCTTCGTGCAATGGTATGTCTCTATTGGCACGTTTGGTTTTCAACCTGGTTGTTAATTTATTAGATTGATCTGCTTGTTGTCGTACCAATATAAAGTTATCAATAAAATCTATATTACTAAATGTCAGACCACGCAGCTCAGATACTCTCATACCTGTAGTAGCAGCTAACTTATAAAACAATCTCCACTTAGGACTAGCAACTTTTAATATAGAATTAAACTCATTTATTGTTGGTATGATAACCTCAATTACATCTTCATCTGTATCAGTATTGGTTGCACCACTATCATATATGTAGTCTGACATTGGATTGTCTTGTATTATCTTAGACTTTTTGCATGTAGTGTACGCATATTTTAATGCTTTCATTGTCTTATGTACGGCATCAATTGACCATGTTTTTGACAATTCCTTCTCGATTTGCAAGCAATGATGCATAACAACAGTGTAATGTTTGTTGCTATATTCTGTGTCAGATACACGTTTTAATAAATTTCTATAAGCTGACAATGATGTTTTTACACGTTTAGGTTTTGGCATATCAACTAACTTTTCAAACTCTATAATAAACTTATCTATAATCTCATTGACTGTATAATCAGCATTTATTAAATAAGTTGTGTCAGTCTTGACAGCATCATTCCATTTATCAGCATAGTCTTGTGCTAATTTTCTAGCAGCTCGTTTACCATATTTATTAATATTAAAATCTTTTGATCCGCTAGATGTAACAACCCTATAAATCTTGCCGTTCTTTAGTGGCCCTTGTACTCCAATCATTCTATAACTCCCCAAATATTTTTTTAAAATATAAAATATAAGCAACAACCAACATGTAACCTACCACTGCTATGAGTGGTAGAATTACAAAATGTAATAATGCTTCCATTATATGCTGCGTATTTTTTTAATGTTGTAGCCAATAGTATTTATCAGCTCGATAACTTTTATTTTATCATCGTTGCTAAGTGATAAGGCTTCTTGATACCAACTGTTTTTTTCTTTAACAGTTGCAAACCCAAGTGGCTCATTCAACATCATGCCTTTGTGCAGACCTTTGTTAAAGTTATCAATCTTAATTTCTTTTAGATTGTCGTTCATGCTACCTCCTTTATATGAATCAATTGTAGCTTATTTGTTACAGTTACAAATCTTAATCCATAAAGGATATATGTCAAGTAGGGGTAGGGGTATGGTATGGATTGCAAATTTTTATTTGCAAAAAAGGTATGTTTTGTGGGATTTTTTACTAGGTAAGATATGATGTGACACAAATGATATATGTGAGTTTTCCTAGTTTTTTTATGTTACTATTTATTTTTTATGAAAGTTCGAGTCCCGTCACTCCCGCCACTTTAGGTAATTAAAACAATTATTTATTTTAAGTGGTAGGGATCTTGGTAGGGATTTGTTTTTTTATTTTTTTAATTTTTATCCTTTAACGCACTTAGTCATGCTCGTATTCAGTAAAGCAAGACGAATCATCTCTTGGATTGTGACATAAATACTGTTTATGAATTTTCGGAAACATTAGTTCTTTAATAACAAACGAATCGTTTCGATATACATCTTTACCGCAATGCTCACACTCTCCGAGCTTTACGTTAGCAAACTTTTTGTAGGCCATTATTCTATAATCTTGGTAATCCTTTTTCTGTCACCCATGTCAATTTCAATCTCTGCTTTGACTTGTTTGCATTGTATTGAGATGCCATCTTGATCCTCACCAATCTGACGAGATACAATACGTTTCTGTTCCAGGCAGTCAGCCATACCGTTAGTAGGTACATACTCTATAACTTGTCCATTGCTTATCATTAATATTGCAAACACCACTTCAATCATGTGTACCGTTGTTTCTTAACTTGTCTGTTATGGTTTCCAAGTCAATAACACGTTCTTCTAAAAACTGTGAGTGCATATCTACCTTGTCAATCATAGGCAGTTTATTTTCAACGTCTGTTTTTAATTTTTCATGTTCTTTTGATAAGAACTCAAGCAACATGTATTGCTCTTGATCCGTTGGTTTCTGTGAGCTTGCAGATAACAAGTCTTGGTTCATCAGTTGCAGCTCAGTCTCTATAACATTTAATCTCTCGATTACACCAAATGCAAACCAGGCTCCGACAGCAACACAGGCAACAATTGAAATCAAATTTCTCATTGGCATGCTTACTGGTGTATCTTCACTTATCTTCATACTTCATCCAGTTCTACAAACTTGCCTTCACAAAAATGTTCAAAAGATTTCATTTCCATTCCATCTAAGTTTCTAAATTTTTCAAGTAAGCTATCAACAAGCATGACTTTGTTATCAAACAAATATTGTTTGCATGCACTGTCAGATATAAATTCTATATCTTGCAAATAGGTATTTCTGGTTTGCTCACCCTCGTACCACATCATTACTGTTAAGATCCAAATCATTTTTTAAAGAACTTT